GAAGTTACTGTTAAAGACCTGTAGATTACTGCCGTCAAAAAAACTGCTAGACGTTCCAACCAACAACCGCCCCGAGCTGTCGATTCGCATCCGCTCGGCAGTGTTGTCTTGAAATATAAGATTTCTTGTAGGATCAACCCAGATGTAAAAAGGATTAGTTTGATTACCTGGGACAAAACTAACGAGCGCCCCATTGCTTGCTCCAGTGCTTGTCAGCCGTAATTCAGCAGTTGACGCTTCGCCGTGGATCAAAGTGGCAGGCGACGACGTTCCAATGCCAACATTCCCCGAGCTGTCAATACGCATTTTTTCGCTGTAACCGCTACCAGCTATTCCAGTTGCCGTACCAATTCGCCAAGCAGCGGCATCGTCATACCAATTAGTTACTAAACCACTAGCAATGTTTGTCCCAAAGTAATCAACAGCATTTGCTGTATCTTGCAAAAGAAGACATGGATCTGTTCCAGCAAGTTGCAACGTTGGTCCAAATGCTGTAGGCGAAGTTGTCCCAATCCCAACATTTCCCGAGCTGTCGATTCGCATCCGCTCGAATGTTGCACTACTCGTTCCACTATTACCGACGAAAAACTGAAGCACAGGATCAGCAGTACCAGTAGTAGTAAAGATTCCTG